TTATAAGGTCATTACCACCTGGTTTTGGTAGTGCGTATGAAACGAGTGCATCTTTACCGCCTTTATTTTTTACCTTATCACATATAACTTGACAAATGCTTTTCACGGATTCTGGTGATAATGCTTCTTCGTCTTTATAATCGAGATCTACAAAAAAGTTATAATTTTCTGTTTTCTGTTCTACAACGTATATCTTTTCACTCGAGTTGTAGGATTCTACACATTTTTCATAAAAATCATTCAATCTATCAAATGGCACGGAAAGGACGCCTTTGTCCATGAGCACATGTGATATATTGGAGCCATGCCAGAACCCTTGTTCTTTGCACCATTGTTTAAATTTAGACATGGTTTCACTTACCAATTATTATATTTATTTTTTTATATTCATTCACTATCGTAGTGGTGTCTCCAAATTGTTCTTCTGTAAGAAACTTCTGGAAATTCTTCCTCTTCTGATAAATTTTTCTTTAAAACGAGTAATTCATAAACTTTATCTTCCTTATGTAATTCAGCGTACCTTTCTGCCTTTTCCATGGTATAACCATGTCTTTCCACGAGTAGTTCCTTAATCTGAGATAAAATATAAGACTTGGACTTCATTATTTAATACAGAAGTTTTTTCTATGGATAGAAGTCACACACGAGTAGAATTCGGGGTTATTAAGAACATTCTTAACAATCCTATCCCACTGTTTCTTCTTGTTAAATTCGGTTAGTGTTTCAAAATTCATAAAATCGTTTTCGTCGTGCGTTCGCTTAATGGGTAATTTTTGTATTTTTTTTAAATTTGTTTTTTGTTTTTCTTCGTTAAACTTTCGTACAAGTTCGTCTTGTTCTTGTTTAGTATAATTTACGTAAAATACGAAAACGTTATATTCTAATTCGACACCCGGACTTTCTTTCACAATGAACTTAAAATCCGTGTATTCACCTTTTTTAAGGTTGACGACCCCACGTGTTTCTTCGTCTAATTCACGTAAGGCACACCGTATGGGATTCGGTATTTCTCTTCGCCTGCACCCTCCGGTGACGAAAATCCAATCTTTGAATCTACGATCCCGGACGGTGAGAAATTTTGGTTTATCACCAGTAAACGATACAGGAATAGCAATAGCTTTGTATTTCTTCATTGCGCATTTGCAAGTTATAATTTAGCGAGATGATTATTCTGAGGATTCTTCCTCGCTTTCTGAATTTTCATCATTCTCAACCTCTACTTGGGTTTGCTTTACAACTTTATTTTCTTGTTCTTGTTCTTGATAAGACTGTGGTGGTGCAACTGGTCTAATATTGGATAAAAATGAAGTTATTTTACCATTAACACCCTTAACTCCTTCCATTTCTTCCTTGGTGTTTTTGAGTTCTAAATACATGTAAATAGTAGCAGCAACACATACTGCTATGGCTACAATTATTGCGGTATCACGATCGAACGTAAGCATTTTATACTGAAATGTAGAATTATGTTTTTAAGTTCGTATAATCGCACCCATGTGAACACTTTGTTCCCTGGGGCATTCGTATCCTTGTTGAGCAAATTGAATCTCCTGGAAGTGACCTTCTTTACACTCTGCATTTTGAGCGGGTTCTTGTTTGGAGTCGACGAGATGATTCAAAGTTCCGGACTTGGGATCGTATGTAATTATAAAAATAAAAGCAGTGAGAAAAACAAGTTGCCAGAACATTTATAATAACTGGCTATTTAAATTAAATTAGTTGGAATACATCAAACCACCCATACCATTTTCGATACGGAGGATGTTGTAGTTAACACCGTAGATGTCGTTACCCCACGATTCGTTGTCAGAAACGAGTCTCGCGGAATCGAGTCTACTGAAGTTGAGCGACCCAGTTGGTTGGAGTTTGGACGTATCGAGACAGAATGGTTGCAAGAACGTCGCAGTGGCAGTCGTATCCGCAGCTTGTGTGTGGTAGTAGACTGGTACCGATGTAAAGTGTGGTCGAACCGCCTTCGCATCAGTGACATCCGTACCGTTAATTTGGAGCTTGGCCTTAGAGGCAACCATACCATTAACGGCAACCAAGTATTTCATTGGGTGGTTGAAGTTGATTTCTTGCGTTTTGGCGGAAGATTTGATAGACTTTTGTGTTTGTGTGATAAGCATGTTTTGTGGTTCAGCGGACAAGACCGTGCGTTCATCCGTGTCGAGGTGGATGAATTGGGCATACACTTCCGCGTCGTCAGTCGCCGACGAACCCCACGTGATTCTCAATTCAACATCGTGGTATTGGAGCGCGACCAATGGAATCGCGGACTGAGCGTTTTCGCAAAACGAAAATTTGAGTGGGTAGAAGTATTGGTTGTTAAACTTATACTTGGAGTACGTTTGACTCGTGGTAACTGGCGCGAGTGTTCTAATAAACTCATCAGTTTGGTCATCAATGACTTGACCACCGATCAAAAGTTCAACTTTGGCGACTTTGTTAGCCCAATTGGTGATATCCGCACTTCTGTTCGAGATGTAGACATATCCGAGCATATCACCTTTACGCTCGAATCTAACGGTCGACATACCATTAGCGACTGGGTTGCCCTGGATAACCTGTCTTTCAACAGTTTGGGCGAAATTTGTGTGACGTTTGTAGTTAGATCTAAAAAAGGAAACTTCGGGTTGACCGACAAGGTGCGCATCTTGGGCACCAATAGCAACGAGTTGGGCTATACCTCCAGACATATTTTATATTATACTAAGGTTTTTTATTTTTAAGCCTATGTATAATATGAAAGAGTAAAAAATTAAAAAAATTACGATCCTGATGTAAATGTTATTGCATTCATGTATACATTCCCTGCAACATTTGATACGGTCATGAGTGCTTGATCATTTTGTTTTATAGAAACATCTGCTGTCTGGACATACCAGTTAACATTCGATAATGTTTTTGATATATTTCTATCTGCACCGTTTGCTATAAATGGTACAACTATTTGCGCGCCATTTATAAGATTTGAATATACGAGACTAGTTAGATCGCCTCCTAAAACAACAAGAGGTGATGTTCCATAACTTTTATTTTTAGCATCTATGGTTATGGTATCTGTACTGGACATTGTTGCCGTTATATCTGGATTCGTGAGTTGTATATTTTGAGATACGAGGTTTCCTGTAGCGTTAACGTTTGAACCGATTTTAATACTTTTCGTCGTAATAAATGCGTTATCGTGTAAAACTGTGTTTACTGGACCTGTAAATTGAAGAACGTTGGATGTTACGTTTGCGGTTGCATGTGCTTCGGCAACATCGTCCAAACTAAATGGTGATGCGGCGACGTGTAAAGTACCTATTGTAATGTTATCTACTGATACGTTCCCCGAAACTGTGAGTACATTCGATTCGAATACGTTAACTGTAAGATTAGCGGATGCGACTGATGGACCTATAGAGACGTTTGCCTTGTACTCGTGAATATTATCGAGCGACGAACCACCTTGTCCTCCCGAATCGTAAATCTCACCCGTGGACGTATTAAACGATAAAACGTTATTTGTAGGTGATGCGTGCGCTGGGTCGAGTTTTATAGCGTTATCGATTTTCAAAGATGCTATTGCACCTGCCGACGATTTAAGCAAAACATCACCCGCGTAATCGATTTGTTTTGTAGCGGCGATGTCAATATCACCCGCGGATGTTAAACCCGTTGTCGCGTTATTAAACGCGATCGTGCGGGTTGTTGTTGCACCCCCATCTGTAATAGTTTGTAAATCTGAAGAAACGGCGGCCCACGATGGTGTTGTTCCGGTAAGTTTTAAAAATTTACCATTACCACCCGATGTTGATAATTTTGACATTGTACCAGATGGTGTACCATATAGAAATTCACCTGCGTGTATACCATCAATGTTCAGATTTGTAGCTTGTATTGTACCAGTAGTTGTCACATTACCCGCTAATACGTTGCCCCAAACGTTTGCGGTAATATACCCGTCTGGTGTAGTAAGAGTTGGTACGATAGTTTGACTTTCGGATTTACTTTCTGTGTAAGCGATTGTATATTCGTTAGCCATGGTTTGTCCTAAGAAACCTGCAAATACGTTTGCGGCTGGTCTCGTCATGTGTTGACCCATATCTTTAGCATCTATGGTGTTGTTGTGTGCAACTGCAAATATATTATCAGTTATGAAGTGATCCGTCGTGTGTTGTGCCGTAATATTACCGGCTACGTTTAAGTTTCCGGATATGGCTACGTTTGAACTAATAGACGTGACCATGGTACCTGGGTTAAAAGATGTTTTACTATCCTCTAATACCCCGGAACTGTTCACGTATGGTGTACTCAACGGAGATAGAGAATCCTGTTTAAGACCTCCCGAAGATATTACTACACCGTTTGTAATAGTTGGATCGTTGATAGTTGGAGAACCTGCTAATACGTTATCACCGGTACCGGTTGTATTAACAGCACCCGTACCACCTCGAGCAACAGAAACTTGACCGGTATTAGTAGCATCACCCAAATCTAAATGTGTTATAGACGATCCATTACCTGCAAACGTATCTGCAGATATAACACCATTTGGTGCATTTAATACGATTCCAGACCCGTTTAATGCTAATTGAGCTGTTTCTATTTCCATGGCCACACCCGACCCCTTGGATAATGTTATGACTTCGTCGGAAACGTTAGATACGCCAGTTTGTGATGCGAGTACTTCGTCTAACGTGAGTGGAACATCGGACCATTCGGGTGCCGTTTTAGTCGAATTCATTTTAAGAAACTGTCCCGCACTTGCCGAACCTGGACCTATTACAGCGAGTGAAGCTGAACCATTTGCGTATATTATATCACCTTCGGTAAATGAAGTCAAACCTGTACCGCCAGCACCAACACCAATAGCACCATTAATATGAGTTGGATCGATATCTGTTATATTTGTACCGCTTCCAGTAAATGAAGTTGCCGTAACTGTACTTGCGACTATTGCATTTGAACCCTTAATCCGACCAAAAAAACCACCATCTGCTACTATCGAACCCAGTGCTTCTACACCAACATCATTGTTCGAAAAAATAATGGTATTTGACGTTATATTACTCTTATCCGAAACCGATTGTAGCGATATATTTGATAAGAGACCACCATCACCTATATAATTTTGTGCATTAACGTTCCCGGTCGTACTAAGTGCATATGTTGTATGTGTAGGAATATTAAACGTGGTTTCACCATTGGGACCAATACTTATTAAGTTTGTAGGCGCTACATTTGAAATACCTATAAAATCTGCATGAAGTTTATCTGTTTTGATAATACCCGAAACTTGGATTTTGTTCGTGGCGTTTTTATCGATGGTAACTTCTGTTCCCGTTTGTAATTTAGTGGTTTTTGTATTACCTTCTATACGAAGATCATCTGGATCACCTGTAGGACCACCTATAAAAACCTTGTCTTTTACCGATAAGGCGTGTGTGGGTGCGGTATTTGATATACCAACATTAGACGATGTTATGAAACCGGTTGTTTCGTTTATAAATTGAACGACGTTTGATACTGTATTACCTTGATCTGCGGCAGATTCCAAAGTCACACCACCTAAAAGTGATGTTAATACACCCGTATCCACAACTTCCTTTGTACCTGGTACGTACCCTAAAAAGGTAGACCCTGAAATTTCTGCGGTTCTAACTGGTGTCATGTACACGGAACCAGTTTGAGTGGCTGTAATCGAACTATCGGAGGCGTTGAACACGATCGTGTTTTCGGCCTGATCATCATTAGCGTGTTTACCAAACCGGATTTTGGTAGACCGCTCGATGGTAGGTAAGTTTTTAACCATATTAATATAAGTATGTATTTTAATTTGCGTAAGTTAAACCGGCCATGCCATTTTCAATTCTGAGAATGTTATAATTAACCGCGTAAATTGCCTCGTTTATGTTCATGGTTTCACTGATTACCTTAGCGGAATCTAATCGACTAAAATTGAGCGTTCCTGTCGGCTGGAGTGAGCTCGTCGAAAGGCAAAAACAGTATAAAAAGAAATCAGGGGATGTTACGAACGTCGTGTGGTAATAGTTAGGTATTTCCATGAAGTGTGGTTTACCGAATCTAAAATTACACATATCGATTCCGTTAATTTCAATTTTCACTTTATTCGTTGCGGATGTTAACGCACCTTCCGTTGTTGTATCTGAACACGCGAGATACTTAATTGGGTGGTTAAACGTAAGTTCTTGTATAAGTTCATTGGACGGTATGCTTTTTTGAACTTGTGTTATGAGTAAATTGTGGTTACGCGAAACAACGTTTCCGCGTTCTTCGTTATCCAGATAATAATAGTTTGAATAACACTCGAAATTATAACTACTCGCTTGTGATCCCCAATAAATGCGGAGTTCAACATCGTGGTATCTTAAAGCAACGAGTGGTAAAGCACACTGTGCACCTTCACAGAAAAAGAATCTGAACGGGTAAAAATACGAATTCGAGCTGATACCCG